CTCAATGTGTCCTTGTTGTCATTCAAAAAACTATGAAAGGTATCTTTTGTAATTTTCAAAGGGGTACGCCGACGCGGCAATGAAACAGTTGGGGCTCTTACAGAAATGTGTGCAAGATGTGTTTTGGACATTCTCAAAATATTGTTGTGTGTCATGATAGTCGATGCAATATATTTATTTCAATTTATATATCTCTTTTCAAATTTTATTTATTATTATGCATTTGTATGGAGTAAATTCAAGGTTGGTAAAGACATTTCCCTTATAATTCTTTCTTCTTCTATCACTGTATCCAATGATATGGCTATTTCCATAACCAACAATAATATTCCAAAAAACATTAACACAAGGGCAATATATGTAAATACAAGTGATGCAACTGTATCTATTGACAATGAGATAATTGGGACAACAAGAGAAGAGAGCACCGAAGTCAATAAACATAAAATGCTAAATTTCACCATTTGCGCCTGTTTATTAATTCTCTTCAACTGATTATGATACATGACTTTAATTTGTGTTGTATGTTCATTATGTTTTTCAACTTCTTCCAAAAGTTCTCTGTCAAATTTTCTGATTCTTTCCACGATGATTATGAACCTGTTATATCCAGACAAAAGCAACAGCGCACATGATGATATAAGTATCAATGGGTTCAATCCAGATTGAATTGTATCAGAATACATTGAATTATTATCTGCAGTATTTCTTTAAATAGTATATGAATAAAATTTGAACCAGTTAAAAATAAATGTGTGTAATCAAACATCAATCATGTATGACACACTTATACATATCAGTGACATTCATATACGAAAAGGACACAACCGATATAATGAATACAACACTGTGTTTCAGAACCTTCATAGCTTTTTGCAAAAACTAAAATCAATAAAGGAATGCAGAGCTCTAATTGTAGTTACTGGTGATGTATTTCATGATAAAGGAGCAATCGATTCTTTTGGAATAAAATTGTTTGCCAAACTTGTTCAAGGATGTGCCAAACTTGCCCCCATTATTATTATAGCAGGCAATCATGATATAAAACAAGAGTCGAGCAGAGAAGATTCACCAGATATTCTGGATGTGCTTCTGGGAATACATGACAACCCAAACGTTTTCTACATTAAAGAAACAGGTTTATATGAATTTGAAAATATAGGGTTTGGTGTTCAAGTAATACAAGATGTCCTTGAAAAAGGAAACACGACGGGATTGAACCAAAACATAGAACCATTTCCGTCACATTCAAAGTTTTCTACAAACGTCAATTACAAAATAGCTTTGTGCCATATTGCAATTGATGAAGTATGTGGCTCATTTCGTAACAGAGACATTATTTCTCACAAACATTTTGAAGGTTATAATTACACACTCTTAGGTGATGTGCACAAGAGACAATCTGCATGTACTGATACAATGACGTGGGGTTATTCTGGAAGTTTAATTCAACAGAATTTTGGAGAATCTTTACAGCACGGTGGTTATATATGGGAAATGGGAAAGCAACTTCCTACGATATTTAATATTGACAACCCTTGTTCATACATCACTTTGGCTGTGAGAAACAATGAGGTATATATTTACAATGACAGAAGATTAATGTTATTTTCAGATTTTGTATCCAACATGACATCAATAAATCTATGTATTAAGACAAAGGGCAATTTTGACATTGAATACAAAAACCGTGTCAAACAAGTGTGTGAAATAAACAATAAAACCGTAGTAAGCCTCATAGAAACAATAGATGATGTTGATACATTTTCTAAACAAGATAAGGATTTGCAAGAAAGTATGGACAATTTCAATAATGAAGATGCTTGGATGACATATCTCACCGAGAACATGCCAGAGAAACACATTGAACCAAGCATTTCTTTTATAAAAAATAGTAGTTCGTTTCTTCCAAAATTAGAAGACATGAGGGATCATATTTCACAGAGTAAATTGGATTGGTTGAAAAGTAAAATAGAATTTCTAAGTGGGTTAAGAAATAATACCCAAGAACAAATTTTAAATTCAAAAAAAGAATTGATAATAGAAAGTTTGAAATGGGATTGGATATTCAGTTTTGGCAGTGGCAATTCTTTTGATTTTATGAATATGAAAAAGAAAATAGTCTTATTAAATGGAAGAAATGCGTCAGGAAAATCCAATTTTGTAGAAGTCTTGCTTATTGCAATGTTTGGTACAGGAGTTCCATCACGATCTAATTATCACTACAGTGCAAAATCTACGATACACCATAGTAAACCAGTCAAGGACACAGCCCAAACGGTGATTACATTTTGGCTTGGGAGTGATAAATATATCTTGACAAGGAAATTTAAAGCATCAAAGGTGTCAATGGTTGTGGATACATTACTTGAAAGTGATGTTCTACAAGTGTGTTTAAAACAAGGAGCCGTCAAGAATTGGATAAAAGACAATATTGGAGCAATACAAGATTTGTTGGTGAGTTGTTTTATAACCCAAGGCAATGATTCTGATTTCTTTTCCCTCAAGGAAGGGGAAAGAGGGAGTCTCTTGGAGAAAGCATTAAACATGGATTCAATTGGTATAATGGCAAACACCATCAGAGATTATCAATCTGTTTATAAGAATATACTTTGCATATTAGAAACACTTTATGAAGAATATGAAAATGAGAAAACTACAATGGCAATTACATCATCTGAGGAAATTGTAATCCATACAGACATAATTGAAAACAAACAATGTGAATATGAAAAATGTCTTGGAGAACTTGAAGAACTTCGGTGTAACTTTTTGGCAAATGATGTGTTAAAACTAGAAAACTTTGTTATTGAAGGCCATGAAAGCAATACAAATGAAGAAGAGCTTTTAAAAAGAAAATTGGAAATTGAGACAGAGCTTGTAAAGTTTCCACAAATTTCTACAAAACCAATAACAAAATATGTTGATATACCCCAAAAGCCAACGATTTCATTTGAACATTACATAGAACTTTCCAAAAGGTTTAAGAACTATAAGGGAACATCACAATGTCGTCTGGAAGATGAAGGGCAATCTACAGAGGGACTTGAAAGTGAATTGGTTTCACTTGATTCAAAAATCAACGACCTTTTACAAAACCGCCCTCTTGCTTGCAAGGAAACAGAAATATCCCTGGAGAAACTTGAAAACAAAGTTAAAAGTGTTTGCAATAATTTGGCTGAATGGCAGCAGTATTTGGGAAAACAAGATGATATAGAAATGGCAGAGGGTTTTATGAAGGAAATACATCATCTTGAACAAACTCTTGACAAACAAGATAAATTAGCATTTAATCCAGAGTGTTGGGCGTGTTGTCAGAATCCAGTTCATATAATGGTAAAGGGAATGGAGGACAAGATTGAAATGTTAAAGATGAAAATAAAGATGACAATACCAGATACATCTCTCATTGCAAAGTATCCTCAATTCAAGGTGTGGGAGAAAGAATACAGAAAGGTTTGTACACAAGAAGACTATATTGAGGAGCAGAAACAATTGTTGCGAGAAAATAATTCTTGGATTAAACAATATAATGATGCAAAGAAAAGGTATGGATATATCAAAGAACATCTTGATGCTGAACAGTACTCCAAGTATGTTGTAAACACACAATCTATAAATGATTGGGTATCATATAACACAAGTCTTCTCGACAGTATTAAAGAACAAATAGAGTATGCAAGGTTGTATGCATCGAAACCATACTTTGACAAGTATCAAGCAAAGAAAACAAATGTATCTGAGTTGCAAAAGAAATTGGATAACGATAAGAAAACACTTGTTATAATGAAAGAAAAGTACAATCGTAGTTGTTTAATTTCAGAAAAAATGGACATTTTAAAATGCCACATTACTAATTATAAAAATGTATTCGAGATGTTGGTTTCATTATCACAATATTTCGAAGGAGATAAGACAACATTGGGGTTGAAAGAATGGTTACAGAGGGAAAAGGTAGTACCTTTCTTGATGAATCGGATAAACCCTATCGTGAAGCATTATGGACTTGAGATGGATGTTATATTTGACAATCAACGATATGACTTTTTCATAAAAGATGTTGGCAATGATATGAAGGTTATATATGGCAGGGCGAGTGGGTTTCAGAAATTTATTGTTGGAGTTGCTATGAGAGTTGCTCTTTCACGAATGGGGGCATCAAAAGTGGTCCCTTACCAAATGTTTATAGATGAGGGTTTTTCATCATGCGATACTCTAAATTTGTCAAAAATGCCAGAGATGGTGAGGTATTTCTTGAAATATTTTGAAAGCATCGTGTTGATTTCTCATTTGGATACAATCAAGGGATGTGCAGATATGAACATTGAGATTGTAAAAACAGATGACAAGTCTTTCATTGATGTATAATCAATTGTGGGATAATATAGCTTGTTCCATTTATGATCCATTCATGTTCGACCCCTTTCACTTGTCTTTCACCACTTTTTTTCCTGGCTTCATTCCAAATTGGGTAAATGTTCTCGAAGTAATATTTAACTTCTCTGTCGTTTAATCCATATGGATAGTTATCATGACGTGCCTTTGAAGTCATTTTATCAACAAGGCATGATCCAATTTTATCAAGTCCATATATATCATTCCTTTGTTTCTGACCCATATAAGGAATATATTCTCTAATTCCTGGTTTAGGACTTCCTTGAGATATGACAATTTCAGAAAACGTTTGAGATGAAATATTCATTTTGTCATTCAGTGCATATGTTTGTTTTGGAACTTTTGTATTAAATATTTTTTCGAAATTTTCCTCTGTCCCAAAATTTTGTGTATAATAATCTTTGACACGAAGATAATAATCTTGATTATTTCCAGGTTTTTCTCTATAATTAGATGGTCCTCCCAGCCACACGTAAAGAGCATTTCCGAAATTTACCCACTCGTCTTTTATTCCCTGATGTCTCTGTCCATACCATTGGTCTCGAAACCCATATTCATTCAAGGAAAGTCCTGCTGAGAGAGTATTGCGAGTATACCAAGCCCAAATTAGAATGCATAAAGTGCAATGCGACAAATCCCATTTCTTTACATCTTGAGAACGTAATATAACATTTCCGGAAACGTCTATTATATCTTGCCCCCATACATGAAAGTCCAATATTACAGATTGAGGGGTTGCCTGAATAATACCATGGGCATCACCATCATCAAATGATATAGGACCAACCCATAGATTATAATCAGATGTTGATTCTTGAAGACACTCAGACATTACAACTTGAGCAAAATCCTTAAAGGAAATACCTAAATCAAAATAAAACAAATTATATGCAGACAATAGTCCATTGTACAACTCTATGAATTTGTCATTATTATCCCATAAAGGAAGTCTTGCTTTCCCCCCAATATATCTTCCACTAAAGGGTCCAATTTTTTCATTTGTAATTCCTTTGATAAAATCATTTTTGAAATCCTTGAAATAATATGTCATATTTACTATACCTTGGAAATAATAAATTCAATTTCTAAATAAAATCAATATTTCACTATTTAGAAAAAAATTAATATTTTCCAACAAAATGGAAATTTTTCACCATCTCTTCATTGAAAATGTATATAAAGAGGAAAAAGGAACATTGCCATCAACATATCAACAATGAGCAACTTTCTGGAAAAGGATAGGTTCTTGAGCAAGGATGGTTTCATACACGGCTTGGCAGAGGCAATACAACTTCGAATGCATGTGCCAGATGATAATGAGCCATCTGTGTATGATCCAACTCAAGATTTATACAATTTAAATATACAATTCTCAGAGTTATTGCATCCAGACAAGTTTGTAAGTTGTCTTCAAGGATATGTTAACATAGGAATTGATGACACATTTCGTGTGCGGGCACATTATAAATTTCTCAATTGTGTGTACGATTCAAATCATGAAACACTTCTTATTTTTCCTGCTTCGGTGTCAACAACATCAAGAATAAAATGGTTTTTACAGAATGCGATAATGATTATTGGAAAGCAACGGTATGAGACTTGGTGTAAAAAATTTTCTGAAGCAAAAGTGAAAGTGGGGAGAAAGAGAAAAAACCTTGAAGGAACTTCAACAAACGTAGAATGGCTATTAAATGAGGATGAAGAGAAACAAATTATGTGTATGCCTCAATATATGAAAACGGCATTTCAAGATGATTGTGTGGAATTTGTTGGAAAGATTGTTCAAGGGTTTATTCCCAAGGTTGTACTAGAAAATAAGGAGATTCAATGTGACGTTATACTACTAGATGAACCACAAGTAACGACGCTACCACAACAACTTGAAACCCCACATATTTCAGATATTCCAAAAAGTGAAACAGCCAATATAATGTCTAATAAAGATTTCGTTGAACTATTCAGTGATGATGATATTGATTGGGACGATTTATTGAACGTATGAGTATCGTAATCATATGTTGAAATGTTTAAAATATATATATAAAGATATAAAGACAACGATACATGCATATATATAATGGTGTCAATTGTCAAACAATTTTCGTAAGTTGCTTGTTATTTCAACATTGTTCTTTGCAACGTGTGGGTATAGCCGCCGTATTAAGGAAACAAATTGTCATTTGTCTAGCAATACATTTGATGGCATTGATAAATCATCCATTCTATTGAAATGTGATCCATTGTCCCCAAATTTTTGCACCACATGCCTATGTGGCCTTTCCGAAGATATTGTAAATGCAGTAAATACGTCTTCCCTTTGTCAAGGGAGTTTGGTCAATGGAGCACTAAGTAAATGTGAAAATGATTATATGTTTTATCTAGTACAAAATAGAATCCTTACAGATACTATATTTTCAAGTTTGAATAATTGTACAAACTTCAACCAGGAAACATGCAATAGTAGTTCTTTTCTCAATGCACAAATTAAATACACTATCATTTGTAGTGATGATAGTTCAAAAAAACCATCAAACGATAATAATGTTGATTTCAATACATCTGGTCATATTGAGTTTTCCCCAAGTCCACCTTTGATGCTAGACCAGTCTCCTTCTACAATTACAGATCTAGATGGCGATGGTGATGTTGGACAGGATGTAGATGGTGACGGAGATTTTATTACTGTATCACCATCACCAATGCAATCCGGGACCAATGTTGTAAAAGGAACAATTTGTTCTGCAATAATTGGAATGACACTTCTTGTTGCACTTATTTGATGTTTATGACATACAATATTTATTTTGATATTTTTTCAAGGATTGTAAGTCCATTATTATTCATATAATGTAATTGTACTTGCCAATCATCCTTGTAAGTCTCAAGAAATTCCACAATAGCGTAACCTACACCTTTAGTAATTTCATCCACCGGGTATCCAGTTCTAGCACTATCCTCTTCGGGATCTGTACCCACCCGTAGACATTCACCTTTCATTTTATCGACTTCTGTATCATGCATAATGATGTATTTTTTCACATTTCTATGATGTGTTTCTAATTCTCTTTTGAGATGTCCGTAAACATGCCATGTATCAATAAATAATAAATCGGTATTTTCAGGTATATTAACCATTATGCTGTTTTCCTTCAAAAATGTAAAATCTATTTTGCATTTGGCCGCCTCCTTTTCAATAAATTCCAAGTCTGGAACGTCATTAATATCTACAGAAAGAAGTGTTTTACTCTTTTTTTTGTTTGAGCGAAGACCTTCGATAAATGCCCACGTAGATACTGCATCACATACACCAAGTTCTACAATGCTGGTACATTGCTGGGCATATGACTTGAGT